AGCCCCGTCAGCAGTGTATGAATACTTACCTAAGCACCCGCACATACAACCGCGCTTGCCACTGTAAGTCTTTACAATTTTAGTGATGTCTAACATGTCTGCTCCTTTTGTTTAACTTAGCCTATAGTATAGCACCACTCAACCAAACTGTCAACCTTCAATCCAACAATCCCTGGCTGACTGTGTGGTTATTTCTTGCCCGCCTATGTAGTCACCATCAAACCCGTTGATGTTCTCCAGGGTCAGCCGATCCCCATCAATGCGGACAATCTTGCCTGATTGCTCAATGTCAGACTTGAAGCTGACCCAGTCCCCAACCTGCACTCGCTTGCCTTCTACTGTTGCCATCGCTCTCTCCGTTTGTTAACTTAGCCTATAGTATAGCACCAGTCCTTCGATGTGTCAACCAAAAAAAAGCCCGGGGAGCGAATCCGGGCCCCAAAAACCCTACTAGGGTTTTTAGACTTGAGGTCTAGTCTTCTGGGAGCGAATCAGTTAACCACGACGCATACAAGTCATCTCTGCAATGCCAGTCCAGCGGTCAGGGAACCCTGCTTTAAGATCCGCTAGCTTGAGCACCATACGTAGGCTGAGTTCTCTCAGCTTCTTCTTGTTTTGATCGATGAAGTCCAGGATCTCTTCTTTTGCACCCGGCTCAAACTCATACTTGTCTAGCATGCCGTCTTCAACGATCTGTTTAATGCGCAACACCTTCTCACGCTCTGTGTCAATGGTAAGGTCAAGATAGTGACAGCGTGACTCCAATGCCTCAAGGTGATCACGAAGCTTCTTGCTTCTAACGTTTTCAAATTTGATGTTGGTGATAAAGATAGCACCACCCTTGAACTCAAAGCTGTCAGGCACACCTTCGCGACGCAACATGTGTGAGTCTGTGTTCCAATGAATCATACGCTTTGACCCGCTGTCCAATGCTGCCTTGAGAATGTTAAGGCTGAGGTCATCCAACAGCACACTGTCACAGTCATCAAACACTAGAATGTTTTTCTTGTCACTGAAGTTGTAGAGCTTGCAATACAGGCCCAACGCACTCATTGCACCCTTGACCACTTCATACTTCTTCAGCTTGTCATTGCCAGCGATGTCTGCCATCATGTCATGCTTGCCCAAGACCTTCTCTACACCAAAGCTCTTGCCCACACCCGGGGGGCCGGATACGATCATGGCACGTACAGCACCCTTCTTCACAGCACGGGTCATGTCGTCCAGTATGTTGAAACGTTCACGCAAGCGACCCATGATCTGGTCATCACTCTCGTTGAGCACCTTATCAACCTTGTCCATCTCTAGACTTTTGACTTCGCCCTTAGAGGCTCTCTTTGCTGTAGTCATCTCTGCCATCATCTCCATAGTTACAACTCTCGCCATTTGTCGCTCCTAACTTGTTTAAAAATTAATTATACAGCCTTTTCGCTGTTTTGTCAATAGTTTTCCATCAAGCTTCGAATGTTTTCTTTACCATATTGAGCGGCCACTTGGCACTCGGCAAAGTACTTATTCTCAGCTTGAACAGTCACGCTCAGTAGAGTGCCATTGACTTCAACGACTGCTCTCCATGTTTGCATTATGCCGTTTCCTTAACTGTGGCAAGGGCTTCTGTCAATGGTACCAGCTTTTGATAGAACTGCTCGTCCGTCTTGTGGCAGTTGCCCACGTACCATACACCGTCCCGCATGATGTAGTACCACTCGCCCCACGAGCCTTCAACCTCTGCAAAGAAGTCTACGAAGTTGGTATGTGTCTTCCACTCTGTACCCTTCTCGCCACGGTCACGTCCGTAGAAGGTGCACATGTTGCCAAATTGTGTTTCGTAGTCCTCTGCGGATATCTCTGTGCCGTGATAGCCAAAGGCATGCTGGATGCCAATCTCGGGCTTCAAGCTGGACAAGTCGCCCAGTGCCACCAGTTGATTTGCTTTGACGCTGTCATAGTGCTCCTGGAGGATTGCTCCGTTGTGCTCTAGATAGCCGTCCCAGTGACAATATACGCTCTTGACATTGTCTCCGTGCATTACGCCAATTCTGCTTCGTGTTCCCATATCGCGCTCCTTTTGTTTAACTTAACCTATAGTATACGTTCACTTCGTGATTTTGTCAACCACTAACTTGGCGCCAAGGACGGGGATCGAACCCGCCTAGGTCGGATAGACAATCCGTTGCCCTCCCAGAGGACTACCTTGGCATTATAAAATGGGCTCAGTCACAGACTGATTTAATACTCCCTGCTCAGCGTTTTGACATGCATCCCTTGCGGGCTGACCTTCAAGGTCCATTTAATGCGTCCTGCTTTGCGTTCTGGAGTAACCCTAACTCAAATGGCCCAACACCATAGAAAAACACACTAACAACATGGGCAATTGGATCTCCCTGTCTAACCGAACCAACTTCGGCAGTGTGTTTATCTATGTTGTCGCGGAGGCCGAGTCTCCAAACTCGCTTCGTATCCCTTGGTTACAACCCTTTTTGCATTTCTGCTGGGTTCTTACATTTGAGGATCGCCTTTATCTTTTAACTTGTTCTTATTGTAGCTTCACTTCTTGAACTTGTCAAGCACGGATTTAATAACCTTGTTCGCTTCCTGGGTATTTTCAATCTCCATGCCCTTACGATACTGCTCCACCAACTCCATCTTCATCATCTCCACGATGCTTTCACACTCGGCCCGCTCTCGCTTGGGCAGGGTTGCAATGAACCGCTCCACGTCGGTCCATTCCTCGATACTCCACATGATGTCGGCCAGCACCCGCTGACGATCATTCAAACCTTCTAGTACAATCTCTTCCATGCTCTACTCCTTATTGTGCAAAGATTTCTTTACTGAGAATCTCGTCTTCAACCACTTGATGGCATGCGTTGAGTGTGAGCATGACAAAGTGAGTGGCCAGTGCTCGCTCCGCACCCGATAGGCATCCCAACATCTTCTGCAGAGACTCCAAATTAGGTGTTGCCCACATACCACTACGGGGGATTGGGTTTTTAACTGTATCATACATAAGTGTCGCTCCTTTTGTTTAACTTAACCTATAGTATAGCACCACTCAACCAAAATGTCAAGCACCGTTGTAGGGGCTGAACTCTTCCTGTTGTGTTTCTGCAACACCCTGTTCGGTCAGCCAATCATAGACGAACGACACTGGGCAAGCCAGTTGGGTTGCAATCTCCCGGGGGCTCAGCCCGTCAATGTAGAGCTGTTCGATATCATATGCTAGTTCACTCATCAAAGGCCTCCTCGCCCATTTCGGTTACTGTTTCGGTTGTAATGCCCAAGTCAATGATTCGAGCTGTTTGATCTTCGTTACTGACACCTTGGAAAGCGCCACGGAACGACTGATGCTCTGCTAGGAAGTCGTATACATCGTATCGATCCCAGCTGTCCGGCACTTCAAGTTCTTGATATAGCTCTGTTCGTACAATAACCTTCTTCATACCCAGCTCCTTTAGTTTATCAACCGCACTCGTTTTCTTACTACGAAATCCTGTCATGCCGCCTCCGCCACACGGATTACGAACCCGCTATAATCTTTCTTAGCACGACCCTTGGCCTTAAGTCCAAGCATAATGCCTTTAGGATCTAAGAAGCGCAAGTCATCCAAGTCCGCACTGGGCACACCCGCTGGGATCTTGTCGTAGACTGCAACCACGCTCATGCCTTGCAAGAGTGCTTCTGCAACATCCGAATCGTTGCCGTCAGCTTTGCTGAAGGTCAAATGGTAGTTTTCGATATGCTTGACTTTGCGTCCCAAGACCTTGGTGTAGTCGTAGAACTGAATGCCTGCGAACACGTCAAACACATTCTTGCCTTCAGTCATAGTGTACTTCTCCCACGACAAGTCGCTGGTACCATTCAAACGGAACACTGGCTCCAAGCCCAGCTTGTTGGCAAGTCGTATGCCCTTCTTGATGTCTTGCATCAAATCAAACATGAAGCCTGCACGGTCATTGTAGAAATAATTAGTCTTGCGGATGCGTGCCTTCTGTATGACATTGGTAGTCTCGCCACGTTTGAACATGCCACCACGCCCTGCGGTGTTAAGGCAAGCGGCCGTGCAACCCTTTGTGGCCTTGGGGCAAGTATTGTGCCCGCTAAGGGTGGATGGGGCAAGGTGTAAGATGAATGATAAGTATCCACGCTCTGTGCCCTTTTGGATCTTGGGATTCGCTGTTGAAAGTAATTTAAACAAGGTTCGCTCCTTTTGTTAACTTAACCATAGTATAGCACCAGTTCACCAAGCTGTCAAGCACTCGTTGAAGAAGCCTGACAGTTTGGAAGGGTATTACATACTCCAGTAGGATTCACAGCTGGGCGAGCAATAGTTGGGAGTATCATATCGTTCCGTGTACTTGCCGCCACCCATCATGTTGGTTCGCTCCACCATTGTCTCGTGGATCTCATAGCGGAAGCCTTGGCTTGGACGCCACGTATGCTTGACGGTATGCTCCAGCATACTCTTATTGTCTGTATCGTAGTCCGTCTTGCTTACAAGGCGCTCGCCTGTCTTAGTACGAGCATCCCGTTTATAAATTTCAACTGTATACATATCGCGCTCCTTTAGTGTTTAAGTGTATAGTATAACACCATCCGACCGTTTTGTCAATCCCAGCTTTTCTTCCCGCCGTATTGCTCGTTCCAATTGTAGCCTGCCGTATAGGCCACGATCTCATCCACAGTCATGTCCGCCAGTTCAACACGGCTACCGCTGTCCCCACCCACTCCGCCGTAGTGGGGATTGAATGGCCGGCTGTACCAACTGTCCGCTGAGCCACGATCAAATGGTGTACCGTGTTTGGTATCGAATCGCTCTCGTATGTCTTCTGCTATCATATGCGCTCCTTAAAGGTATTGGTCATTGAGTTGGGGTCTAACAGTCTTAACGATCTCGCGCTCACGAGCATAAGCTTCTGCCCTACCCCTAACTATCTCTATTATACGATGAGTCCATGACATTGTCAATCCGCCAGTCTTCAAGTATACATATAAGGCCCACTTACGATCTTCGTTACGGGCTCTGCTGGTATGCTTGCGCCAACGCTCCTTAACTGCCTTGTCCGCAGTCAACGAGCCCTTGCGTGTCAAGCCAATGTATGAGTCTCCAGCTTCGCTGACTACTTCATATATGATATATGAGCAGTCCTTGCGTGGGGTTCTACGTGTCTTTGTTTCCATCATATCATAATTATAGTGTCACTTGCGGATCTTGTCAACCAAAATCCGCACTCGTTTGTTGTTAATTTACAACATCGTCTAGTACAATAGCGAGGTCGTTAAATGCTGTCTGTATAGCGTCGTGCTCGTCTAAGCCCGCTTGGTCCAACAAGTCTTGTAACTGTAGCATTAAGCTGTCGATTCTGCGCTTGACTTCTGTCATGTGTTTCCTTTAGTGTTTAAGTGTATAGTATAGCATGACTCAACCAAAATGTCAACAGCAAAATAATACCCATGATGCCGTCATGGGTTCATCAAGGGGGTTGACAAACTGGCTGAGTGACACTATAATTAAGACATAATAAGAAAACGGGTAGACCGCAATAGTGTTCGAACTACTTAAGGGGATGGACGGCGAGGCTGGGCGAACGGTTCTTGGTTAGTTGGCGCTAACTAACCGTTTTGGTTCGGAAATTGGTTTGGAAAATACAACACCTTCACCAAAAATCGGTTGACAATTCGGCGGACCGTTATCTACCTTTCTCCACTTTGGTAACCGCCTAATGACCTCCCAAGACCTTTGTGTCTAAATTCGCCTTGATAACCTCCGAATGGATTACTAGTTAGTGCAGACAATCATAATGATAATGAACACACAAGTCAATAAGTCTAGTATACTATACACTAGTGGGTCACCGTATAGTATATCATACACTGTATAGGCCATGTTGACTGTATATACTGTATAGCTAGACGGCTCAAACTAACCTTATGACTCTGTATATAAGAGTCTATACAGTGAATAGGTTGCGGTGCCCCGCCTCTCGTGTATATACACTGTAGAGCAGAGTGTAG